AACAAAGGTTTCATCAAGGTGGTATTTGACAACACTGGTGGTCTACTATAACCGAAATGCCTCGCTACATCAGCCCCAGCTCTTGCACAAACCTCTGTAGCACGAGCATAGGGACCAATCACCGGAGCATCAGCAAGTGAACCTGCTGCCTCAGCTATTGCAGAAGCAGTTCCAGAGACAATACCTCTCCCATATTCATCACCTGAAGTGAGACGCTTACCAGCCTGCGCAGTATACACTGAAGTAGGAACAGTCAAAGAAACATCTTCAGCCCATGCATACACAGTAATATGTACTGGATCATCCCCACCATTGGCATGAGCCAAATCTTGGAAAGACTTAATATACATCTCTCCCATATCCCTATATTCAAGGTTAGGTAGACACATGTAGTTATGATTGTAAAAGAAAGGTAACAACATTTCACCTCCTGCATTCAGAGTAGGATTCAAAAAGACATGTGGCTTTTGTGACAATTGTACCATATCGACTTCCAAGAAATTACGTGTAACTGTAATATTATCTGTAGCCGACCATGGATTATAAGCCATCAAAGCCCTGCCATAATGAAATCCTGTCCCAGAAATGACAACCTTAACATGCAACTTGCAACGAAGCAAATTGTAGTAAGCCATCTTCTCCTTGACTCTGGAATCTTCTACCCATAGCGTCCAAGGATTGAACTTCTCAAACAAAGGTGTTCCAACGGCCCAACTATACGTCCCAATTCTTACTGGACGCTCAAGAAAACTCCCAATATCCGAAGGAGTACTAGCAACCAAGTCCATAGTAGAATCTGGCTGCGAAGCAATATCAACGGTCCAACCAGCAGTTTGGTCCGCAAATGAAGTGATCGTTTGATCAACGTGGGATGGCTTCTCCATCTCCACCGTACCAACCACACCCGATTGTGGTTGATACAAATTTTGGAAATATAAATTATTAAATAAAAATAAAGAATTAGTAATGCGCTTTGTTTTGCACGGGGTGTGAACAAGCATCAGTGTTCACCCCTGTCGTAACACTTTTTTTGAGGCGGTAAATCCTCTACAGTAAATACTGTAAACCACTACGATTCCCAAGAGTATAAAGCGTTATGTATATAAGGTAGTTACCACACATATAAAACATCCGTCATCCATACATACCCTACTATTTTTGGCTTATCCTTAGATTCTTGATGACAGATAGTTCCGCCCCCAGACAGTTTAATGACATGACGGTCAATGCAGCCTCAACACTTGAGGCTCCCATTATTGCACTCAGCACCATTCAATACCTTAGCAAAACGCTTAGGGCAAGTCTGGTTGCCAAAATGCCGCACAACTTCAAAACCATTTTCTGTGTAGATGATGCCTACAACAGTAGCATCAGGCCTCAAAGTCCAAATCGCTGTAGCATACTTAATAGACTGCGAGACAGCTTTGTGATAGCGAGAAATCTTTCCCTTCACAACCTTAGTCTCAACAATAACAATAAACTTGCCACACACATAGACCAAATCAGGACGCCCAAGATTAGAAATCATGATCGGTTCATCATAAAGAGTAGGTGTTCCAAACATTAGAACAACTTCCCTTTTCAAAGCTTCTTCCTCCTCATTTACATGAGTGCCAGATTGAGGAACATATTTATCCTTCCATTCCTCAACACGAGTAGCGTAATCTTTATCCAAATCACGCACAGTTAAGCCGGCCCTCATAGCGATTTCTCGCATCTGAGAACGACGCAACTCAAATTTTTCTTCACCATGGAAAAACCATTCACGCAAAGCTCCTTCAATATTCATAGCCGAAACATCACGAGGTGAAACAACCTTAGATTTCAAAATAGAGTGTAAAGATTTGAAAATACTTGATTCACAAAGCATTCCCACATAAACGCCCAAATCCTCATCAAAGCGATCAGTTCTCTTTAGAAATTCAGCTTCATACCTATTCATAAAAGGAACGGGATCTGACTCCTTATCAGGCATGGTAAATTTCATGTCATTGGCTTCCATATAGTTAGCCATAGAGACATGATTAAACTTATCATACCCAGGTCTGACACTTCCCTTAGCATCATCTCCATAAGTGGCCAAAGCTACTAAATCTCTAAAGCGCGCAGGCCTTCCAAGATTCAATTTAGCTCCAATCGCTTTCAATTCTTCCTTAGAATAAGCAGAACGAAAACTCAATCTATGCAAAAGAGAATTATCAACACTATTGATATAAACGGTCATATTTTGGCCAGAAGGATTAGTTCCCAAAAACCTCATTAAAGTACCGTTATAAGCAATCAAAGGTGTACACACTTCATGTGCAATCACAAACATCCTCTTAATGTCCCGCTCAGAATAATTTCCTGACCTCATAGCCAACTTAATCATAACAGCAAAAGCAGCCAATGTCAATTGGGCAGGCATCCTAAGATCATACTTAGAGTAATCTCCAGCAATGATCCTATCATCACCAAACTTAGCCATATGCTCAGACAATTCATTCCATTCAGGACCAGAGGAATTAATGCCAACAGCACATTCAGAAACCAAAGGGTTCATAGAAATGAATCTTCCAATAGGCAAAAAATATTTCC